CGATTCCCAGTAACTTCGGTTCCCTCAGTTAGTACAGCCTTGGCTGGCTTCTTGATTTCGCCTTCCATCACTGTTGGTAGGTACTTGTCAAAAGCTGTTGAAAGTTTAGGAGTTTGTACGCTCTCTAATAACTGTTTCATCAGCTCTCTCTTATCAGCACTTAACGGTGCTAATAACTCCGCCATAACCTGCTTGCGTTCCATCAAATCTTTTGTAACACGAATTTCACGTTCTTTAGATTCTACAATGGTAGACTTTTCTGTTATAGCCTGTTTTGCCTCAGCAAGTTCTTGATCTTTCTTCTGAATAATCTTTAACAGTTTTGCTGTTTCTGATTTTTCGTTTAGGAAAGATGCAGAATATTCCTGTGCAAATGCTTCATAAATCCTACGACCGAAGCTGTTGTTTCTAGCACTGTCAATATCTTCTTTCAACTGAGTGATCTCACTTGTAAGTTTCTTAGTGACAGCATTTTCTACAACTTGTGCTCCGCGTTTGATAAAATCAGCCTTGATTTCTTCAAACTTTGCCTTAGCTTCACGAACTAGCTTAACCTTAGTTTCTGCTAGATCCTTCTTATCCTGGGCAAACTCTTGAATTTCTTTAGCTAGAGCATGAACTACGAACTGCTCTAACTTCTCGAAGTTTTCGCTAACTTTCTTACGATCGTTTTGAAACTCCACTAACTCTTTACCTAGCTGCTTGATTACAAAACCTTCTAGCACTTTAGAGTCTTTTGACATCTTAGCTTGGTAAGCTGCCTTTGTCTCTGCTAGAGATTTTTTGTCTTCGTGCAATTCGGCCATTTCAACGGCCAGTCTCTCGCTTAACATCTTGTCGATTGCTTCAACCATTAACGACTTATCGTGCTGGTATTTTTGAGCAAATTCTTCACGAAGTTCAGCGGTAACTTGGTCGCGATTCTCCTGAATTTTAGTAGCCAATGCGGATTCAAGTTCAGACCCAACATCTTCTGAAATAATTCCACTTTCGACTAACTTTTTGAATGCGTCCAACATTTACTTTTCTCCTCGGGCTTATTTTAGACCTTTAATAACATTAAGGAGAGCCTCCTTAAGATATTTCTGGGCCTTTGGATCTTCTTTTACTTCTTGTGCAACCTTAGTAGCACGATACCCATAGCGTGTGTTCATGAGATGTTCATAAACAGGAGTAGGATATGCGCCAGGCGCACTAGGTTGAGCAACTATATCGACCGTTATAATCTCGAAATCAGACACATGGCCGTTCATGTCGTTAACATTGCCGCTACCACGAGAACTTACACCAAGTTTTACACCGCTCTCGAGCATGGTACGAACTAAGTTACCCATTGGAGTCGGAAGGATTTTCATCTTTCCATATCCGTTCGGACCTTCCATCCACATTTGAGTGATCATATGTGACACGCGGTCCAAATTAACTTTTAAATCATCAGGATGATCAACCTCGCCTAATACAGAATATCCGTTTTGAATCTGATCGTTAAGAGTTTTCACAGCACGTTCAATTTCATCGACTGGATACACACGCTGATTAGCATTGCGAATACCACCTTGAATAGCAATACCCTTAAGAAAAAGGTTTTTACCTTCTTTATCGTCAGACTCAAGTATAACTTGAGCCTGATCGAAACTTAGATGTTCGCGTAGATAGGCTAGTTGCTTCATCATTTAATTAAGCATTACGTCCTGGAGCACCGTTAAGAGGACTCTTAACAACACCTACACTGGTCTGACCTGCTTTGTCACCTGTACCTGAACCTACTGGACCAGGACCTGCACCTTTCTTCTCAGCACCATGACCGCCTGCAACCTTGCTTAGTGTCTTGACGCCAGACTTTTTATTGTCTACGTTATGAATTCCACTGGCAAACTTTTCGCCGCTTTCTGGGTTGATACCTTTGCTTGGCTTGTTAGGACTTGTTCCGGTGTTATGACCACCTTCTTGTCCGCCCTTACCACCTAGGATATTGTGTGGTGTAGCACCTGTTGTTGGCTTACCTTTTCCAGAACTGATTGGGGGACGACCCTCTTGTGCTGTAGGCATTTTTTCACCTGTATTCGCACCAACGATCTGTCCCTGTGATTTCATGGAATTTTTGTCCCAGTCGTTACCAACTTTTTCTTTGTACTCACGTGTGACACGAC